CAAATACTAAAGCGTCCTTAACATTATAATCTCTGCCTGGATTATTAATGATAACTTCTTCAACAATACCTGGACCAACTTCGTCAACTTGGAAAAGACCACCTGAACCACCACCGATAACTGATATTGTGTCTGAGGTAGTATTTAAGGAACCGTCATTAGTAATTATTTTAGTACCTGGAATACCTGTAATGGTTGCCTTAATAAAATAGTCATCAACGTCTGAAGCAGTACCTTGTATTTCTTCATCTATTAGAAATGTACCTACGATACTTTCTGCGTTTAAAGTAAATTCTGTTACTGTGTCAACACCAATCTGGAAAATAGCAAGGTTTTCAATAATAGCTGTTGCCTTAGAAGTGAAACCTGTAATTGTTCTACCAATTAAATCTGTACCTTTACCAACAGTAACTTTAACTCTAATTACCTTTTTAGAATCCCAAATACCATCTGAGACTCTTAAAAGTTGTTCTCTAGGATAAAGTGTTTCGGCATTTGAATTGAATAACAATCTAAAAAAGGTTTCGTGTCCTTTTGTTGTACCTTTGGCACGATACATTGATTTGATATTTTTAATAATATTTCTTTTATCAACACCTGCGTCAATAGTTTCTGGTAGTGTTGTTAAGAATTCATCTCTAAATGAATTTAAATAATTTGTAATTGCACCATCGGGGTCTCTAAACTTTAACAAGTCCATAATGTTATTAACTGGACTTGGTCTGTTTGTATTTACAATTGCATATGCATTAGAAGATTGCCCAACCAATATCTCATCTTTAACAAATTTGTTTTGAGATGATATGAATAATCTTTTATTGTTTAAGTCTTCTGCAAAAACTGTAGCTGTTGCTTTTGATGTTTGACCTTTAACAATTTCACCACGTTGAAATTTGCCGTAAGGTGTATCCTCTAAAAGGATTTTATCTTCTGTGTCTAATAGTGTACGTGTTGTACCAATACCAGAAGAGTTGAGAACAATGTTGTTATCTTGGCCGGTTTCTGTTTCAATTAAAAGACCATCTGTTGCTTGAATACTTGTAACACCTAATTCAGAAGACTCTAAAAGCTGATAATAGACCTTTAGAAAGTCAGCGAATTTTGGGTGGTCAGCAACAACGAATTCAGGTAATTGTGAATTAAGTATTGTTGAGATTTTATCATTAAATTTTGCCATTTAACTTTGCTTCTCTTTAGTAACTACTTGTTGTGGTATATCCAACACCTGCTTCAGAAGAACCACCAACAAAGGTGTCGGGTTCAACTGCAACAGATAATACGTTAGTATCAATCTCAATAATCTGGTCTCTAACAGGAACAATGTCTCTTGAATCTGGTGTTACTGTAATTTCTATTTTAGTAGAAGCCGCACCACGAATATTTGAGATAGAAGTAATATTTAAAGAGTTTAATGTAATCTGACCTGTTATGTAATTTATTGTACCTTGTGATGATGAGGCATATGTCTTAATACCTGAAACTAGGTAATAACGTCTAACGTTACCGTTACCATCATCATCTAAAAACTGTTCACTTGTATTTCCATCAACTTTAAAACCCGTAGATGATAAAATACCACCAGCAATCATATTATGTCCTCCATGAGGATTATATAATGAATTTCTATAATAGATATCATATTTTGTTGATGAATTTAAAGTTGGTAAGAATGATTTTCTCATTTTTACAGTTGTCGAGTTTGATAAGATTGAATTGTCTGTATCATCAATTAATTTTGATAATTTAGAAAATCTAAAGACACCATCAAACTTTTGAAGTGTATCTGTATTGTATGCTGTAATTTTTTCTACAACTTCTGTTTTTAACGTAGAAGATGTTTTAGAAGTATTTTTTGAATCATATTTAACAACAGAAGTCAATAATATTGAAGTAGTTTCTGGATCCACAATTTCTGGTCTAACTGAAGCAACGTTATAAGGTTTTAGAAGACTTACAATGTCTAATTTAGTTTGATTAGTTAATACAGAACCTGAAGCTGCTTTAATAGCAATCTTAACAACACCATAAACAGGAGTTTCATCATCTTCACCACCCCAAGCACTAACTGATAATGCATTAGGATAAATTGACTTAACAATTGTCTCATAGTCAGAAGTTGTTACTGCTCTGTCTTGAGCTGCATAATGTAAAGGTGCATTAAACTTAATTGACTCTTTTGTTTCTGCGTCAGCTCCACCTTGTGAAACGGAGTTAGTTGTTATAGACACATCTGTGAAACCACCGATATTGCCTTGTAAATCAAACTTTGAAGCTCCATTTGAATCTGTTTTATTTGTTACAATGTATTCCATGATAACAATATTACCATCTAAGACTTTTTGACCTGTAACACCATCACCAAAATAAATTTGATATCTTTCTTCATCACCTTCTTGTATAAAGAAAACTTTTGATTGAGCATTTACCGAATTATAACCACCAGCTAACTGATAAGTTGTAACTGTAGAATCTTGTGCTGAATTTTGTACTGTAACTTTTAAAGTTGATGTATCTGCATTGGAACTTGGAATAATAAATTTCTGGTCAACATCTGTACTATCAACTACATATTTAAATGTAACTAAAGTACCTTCATATAAAGTTATGTTTGAAAAGTTGTAAACACCATCAACAGGAGTAACTGTAACATCTTCATTGTTTAAATATTGATAACTTTGTCCTGATAAGCTTGAAGTGAAGACTGTGCCTTTGTTCATAGTGATACTTGAACCGGTTGCATTATTAATTCTTATATCAAGATTTGCTTTTGGCGCTCTTGGACTTGATGGAGTATATCCTAACATTTTTGCTAATGATACAATGTTCTTTCTAATATCTGCACTGTCTAAGTACAACTCGTTAGTTGACATGCTAGCAATGTAAGAAAGATAATGTGTGTTGTAAGATAATACGTCTAGTAATACTGAAAGACCTGAACCTTCAAAATCATAATCTTGGAATTCTGTTTGACTTTGTAAAAATGTTTTTAGATTGACCTTTATCTGGTCAAAATCTAAATCTGATATTTTGAGTTTATTATTAGCCATTTATTATCTTAACCTTTGTAAAAATGTTGATACTTGTTGTGGACCTGGAATACCCACAATATAAAAGTAGATATCAACAACTAGTCTGTTATTATCTTGGTCATCATCAAGCCTAATACTATTTAAAGTAACTCTAGGCTCGTAGTTTGCCAATACTTCAGCAATCTTTCGTTTGATGAAGACGCCTGTTATAGGAGTAAAATTCTCAAACAACAACTCTCTAACACCACAACCTATCTCTGGATGAAAAGGTCTCTCATAAAAGTTAGTCTGTATTAAATTCTTTACAGACCTCTTAATAGCAACAACATCTGTTACTGTATTAATGTCGTTAGTTACAACATTACGGCCGAAGTCTAAATCAATATCCTTAAACTTACGACTATTTCTGTTACTTGTACTTTGCGTGATTGAGTCATATTGTGCCATACGGATATTTATAAGGTTTTATGTAGTCGTTTTCTACTAACCACAAAATACATTAGAAGAACCGCTAGTCATAGCGCCTGCGTCTGCACTATCACCTATTCTTGCAACTTTCAAACCATGAACTCTAACTGTAGATGAACCAACATTCACATTTGCTACATGGTCTGGACAAGGTGGCGCTGGTGGATTTGGATGAGGTACAGTTGGGTCACTAACTCTTGCAATTAATATACTATTTGCAAAACATGTAACTTGACCTGGTGTATCTAAAGTAGTCGTACTAGCACAAATATGTCCAGTTGACAAACTATCGCCTTTTCTACTTACTGCTGGCATTGATTATTCCTATCTCGCTAATTTAGCTTTTAAAGCTGCTCTCTTCTTTTCAGTCTCTATTGCTTGTCTTACTTTTCTACCCCAAGGTAATTTTATTGATTCTGATATAGATTTACCTTTTTTACTAATATATTCAACTCCAATCATTTTATCTTTGAATTTTGATTGAATTGACATCACTGCCTTTTTTAAACTCATCTGTTCTGTTTTTTCTTCTTGTCCTGATTCGTTCCAGAAACTAAATTCTCGCATTTTGCTCATTTTCGCCTTTTTGTTATAATTTTAAACTTACCTTTATTTATATTAGAAATCACAAAGCATTTTTGCAGCTCGTAATTCAGTTTCAGACAAATTTTTCTGATTTTCTAACGCTGATTCGCCGATTCGCTCTAAATCAGGCGAAATTTCGCAATTTTTGACTTTTCCAGAGCAACCGGACAAAATTAAAATAAAAATAATTGATAAAACGTTGATTTTACTGAGCATTTTTTTTAAAAAAAGCGCCTTTTTCGCTTGCTTTATGTGTTTTACTATGGTATAGTGTATCCATAATGATTAATAACAAAAAAAAGGAAAACACTATGTACAAAACAATAATCAAGTACACTGAAAACGACAAAACTATGACTTTTGACGTTAATAACGAAATAAACAATACTGAGAAGGCCAGCGTTGATAACGTTGTTAATCAGTA